TTCTTGCCGGATGAACCGGCGCCAGGCGGACACAGCCGCCTTGCCGGAGAGGCCGCGCGTGACCTTGGGCCACAGCTCCTCGTACCGGCGATTCAGCTCGTACGTAGCCGAGCCGTTGTACTGCTCGCGCGAGAACACAGGCTCGGCGTAGCAGTGGCAGTTGTCGTGGTACTTGTCGCCGTCCGCGTACTCCGCGGAGTTCTGCGACCGGTAGACCGGACCACGAGAGATGAGCATCGCGCACCACCCGCAAGGGGTGCCGGTACGCGAGAGTCTGATGTAGCCGAGGGTTCGGCGGTCACGCTGCATGTGGTTCCACACCGTCGAGCGGGCACCGTTCAGGGCGACACGCTCAGCGGCTGCGGCCTGTCGGGCGCCGGCCTGCTCATGAGCTTCCCCGCGGAGCTGGTCGACATCGTCAGCGCTCCTGGCGCCGTCGATCGCGTCGACCTTCTTCTGGAGGTTGCTGGAGCCCAGCGCTTCGAGGACCAGGCGCAGCTCCTGCTCGGCCTCGCGCTCGATCCGTTCCTCGGCCTCCCGCAGGCCCGCGATCTCCTCGACCAGGATGCGGTCGAGCTCGTCTTCGCGGTCCTTGTCGGGGTCGGCCTGGGCCTCCTCGTCAGCTTCCTCAGCTTGGCCGGTCGCGGCCGACGAGGAGGAGTCCGAGGTGCTGGCCGGCGCATCGCTTGATCGCCCCTCCTGGGGGCTGTCAGCGCTTCCGGTCAGCTCGGCGAACTCGCGCCGAAGTACGTCGAGAGTGATGTACGTCGGCTCGGGGTGGTACGGATCTGCCACGGTCGTCCCGGTCCGCAGTGCGCGGGCCAGGCGGTAGTAGGCACGGGCCAGGTCTCGGCTCTGTCGGCGCCGGCTCATCACCAGCGTGATGGCGCGGCGCAGCCACGACGTGGCGGTGGACGCCCGGCTCGTGACCGGGACGTCCTTCCACAGGTTCAGCGCGTCCGCGACAGTGCCGGCACCGATCTCGGTGAGCGCCGTCTGGAACGCGATGGCAGCGCGATCAGCCTCAGCCGCTCGGGCTGGACTGCTCACGCGGCGACCACCCCACCGTCAAGTGAGGCCGGCACCACGTCGGGGGTTGCCCGCGTCAGCGCCGAAGCGAGCTGGCCAACGGAGTCGTCCTCCTCGGCCATCTGCTCCCAGTCCTCGTACTCGGTCTGGGTCACACCGGGCACTCGCTTCCACAGCCCGCGCTTGGGGATGCCGAGCTGGTCGGCCAGCTTGCCGAGAGCGTCAGCAGCCTGGGCCAGCGAGCGGGACTCCATGTCGCGCCACTGGACCTCGCCAGCGAAGTCGTCCTGCGCGGCGGTGTCGCCATCCATCTCCGCGGCGATCCGGAAGACCCGCTCCCAGGACTCTCCGAAGAGGGACTGGAACTCGGTGATCTTCCGCGCGAGCGCGGTCTCTGCGGCGAGCAGGGCCTCGGCGGACAGGTTGGCGATCTGACCCAGCATGTGGTGCGGCGGGGTCTGGCTGATCGCGGCCCAGTGCCGGATGCTCATGTCCACCGACTCGATCAGCGGAGCGATCGGGCCGGCCGGCAGGCTGCCGAACTTGACGTCCGGGTCCTCCGCGAACAGGAAGCGCCTGGCGTTGTGGTTGATCGTGGCCGGGACCGGGTTGCCGGCACCGTCGAGCTTGGGCCGGCTGTCGACCGCGAGCGCGGCGTCGGTGGTGACGTTGCCGTCCTCGTCGACGAGCTCCATCTGCATGGGCGGAGCCATGCCGGTCGCGTACCGCACCTCGTGGGAGGTGTAGGTCTGCGCGACCAGGAGGTCGAAGATGGTCTGGTTGATGCGGTTCTGGAGCGGGATCATCGGCTCGACGACGCCCATCGTGCGACCTTCGAGGTCGACCGACGCAGCGAAGCGGGTGACCGGGCACTCGCTCGCGCCGTGCAGCTTCCGGCCGGCGACACGAACCGAGTCGAGGTCGCTGAACGACTTGAACGTCACCGCGTACTCGTACTTGGCGTCGAACATCCGGGCCTTGCCGGGGCTCTCGCCCTTCGGCTTGGCCGTCACGGTCAGCGCGGCGTACGCCTCGTCGTCGTTCGCGGGGTCCTCGTACAGGGCCGCGGTCCGCTTGGCGGACAGACCCTTCGAGATGACGCCCTTCTTGGTCTTCTCCGTCAGCACGAAGGAGTGACCGAAGCCGAGAGCGCCGCGGTAGATCGCGGCCTGGCGGGCGTCCATGCGAGAACGCTGCCAGTGGGCCCACTGCCCGCTCGTCGAGGACGAGACGACAGGAAGACCCGAGGTCGCCTTGCCGGGCCGGTAGCCGTCCACGTACAGGGCCTGGGCCGGCGTGCCGATCAGGAGCGGCATCCAGTTGGAGACGGCCCGCTTGGCGAGCAGCTTGTACTCGTCGTCCGCCTGGGGCGGCATGTACGGGTCGTCGTGCCGGCCCCGGATGAAGTTGTCGATCCGGTGGAGCCGGCCCTCGTCGCGATCGAGGATGGCGAGGAGTTCCTTCGCCAGGGATGCTGGGCTGGTGTCGGCCATGCCTCACCACCTTTCAGTCACACTTGCACAGGGTCAGAGGAAGTAGCCACGGCCCGAGCGCTTACGGACCTTCTTGCCGCGCGTGCGCAGCTCGTAGAGCGCCTCGTGCGCGAGCATCAAGGCGGCGTAGGCGTCGATCTTGCGGGGGGAGTCCTTGGACTCCTTGCCGAAGGAGATGCCGTAGTTGTTCGTCCGGCGCCGGGCGTTGAGGACGTGCCGGCGCAGCGTCAGGTCACCGTCGTGCGCGAGCTTCGCGTCGAAGATCGAGCGCATCAGGCGCTCGTGCGCCATCGTCACGCCCTTCTGCGAACCACGCATGTCCCAGCCGATCGCGTCCTTGCCCGAAGGCGAGGACACCGCGAGGCCGGCGCCGTAGGTCTCCGACCAGTCGGCGATGTACGACTCCCACAGGGCGACGTCGGCGAAGAACGCCCGGACGTCGAAGAGGCGGAACGCCTCGTGCACCTCGGAGTCGACGTCAGCGCGGGGGACTGTCCAGTCCTCGCCCTTCGGCCCGTCCGGCTTCTCCCAGACGCCGAGCACGAAGGCGCACATGTCCCGAACGCGCAGCGCGATCAGCGCTGTTGCGTCCGAGCTCTTGCCACCGTCGAACCCGAGGACGATCTCGTCGCCGGGCTTCAGCATCTTGGAGTCGTCGACCAGGCCGTCCCACTCGGCCGGCCCGTAGATCGCGTCCTCTTCGGCCACGATCTGGTTGAGCCACATACGGCGCGAGCGTGAGGGCGCGATCGTCGCGTCCATCACCGACTGGATGATCGAGTCGACGTTCAGCCAGACCGCGTCACCGCGGATCTTCGGAATGACGATGCGCAGCGCGACCGCGGTGAGCGGCGTCTTGGGGTGCGCCTCGATCGAGTCGTACATGAACCCGATGTCGGCCATGCGGCCTTCGAGGATCTTGTTGAACGACTCGCGCATCCGCTCGGCGACAGAGTCCTCGCCGGGCAGGTAAGCGTTGGTGATCGCCAGGTAACGGCTGTCCTGCTTGGTCGCGTTACCGTCGATCGTCTCGTACATCTTGTGGCCGTTGTTCCCGCTCACCCAGTGATGGGTCTCGTTGAGCAGGGTGAAGGTCGTTCGCTTGCCTTCGAGCGCACGGTACGAGGAAGTCACTGCCTCCAGGCGGACCTTGCCGCCAAGGGCGCGGATGAGGACCGCGCCGTCCTTGACGTTGTACTTCGCCTTGAAGTGATCCGTCATGAGCGACGGGATCAGCGCCATCGTGTTCGTCGTCTGCGACTGGTTCACCGCGGTCACCTGCACCCACGCACGCGGGTGAGGGACACCTACCGGCTCGCCGGCCTCGTCCCAGTGGGAGAAGCGCGACGGCCCAACGAGCTCGACGAGACACAGCACCGCGAGCAGGGGGTCCTTGCCCCAGCCCTTCATGCGCTGGAGGACGCCCTTGCGGTTGATGAACCGGCCGTTGTCGTCAACGGCGTACCAGTGCAGCACGAACCGGAGCTGCTCCATGGTGAACTTCCACGGGCCGCCGGTCTCGGCTTGCAGGTACTCCGCAGCCCAGCCGGCGATCTGCCAGCCGAGCGTGCGCTTGGGGAGTACCCAAGCGCCGAGGCTGTCCTTCTGCCAGGTGGGGCCGAGGAACGTCGGGGGGAGCTGTTCGATCTCTTCGGGGGTGAGGGCCGCCTGAGTAGCCACGGCTCACCTCCAACTTCTGCCTCCGTACCGGCCGTTCCTGTACGATGTCCGCGCCCGAGCAAGTACAGAGAGGCGGTGGAGCCGATGCGACTAACACCCGCAGCGCGCTCAGCGCTGCCCTCAGAAAGACTCGGGGCACATGCAACTTCCTGGCTGGGCCGTCGCCGTCGTGGTGTTCTTCTTCGGCGTGATCTTCGTCCTGACCTTCGTCCTTGATCAGATTCCCAAGCTGAGCAGCAAGGCGATCAGGGCGATCAAGTCTCTCCGCGCGGTGCGCGAGGAGCTGAAGGGGCAGCCGCCGAAAGAGCTCGATGGGCGGTAGCCCTACTCGGTGAGCCCGAGCTCCTGTCGGTAGTCGGCGATGGCGAGGACGGAGGCCGGCGTGGTCTCCTCCTCGGGCTCTTGCAGTTCGATGCGCACGCGGCGCCGGTCTCCCTCGGTCACCAGGAGGTTGCCGAGGGCGGAGTACAGGGTCTGCGCCATCTGTGCGGACCGCTTGCCCGACTTCTTGTAGTGGGACAGGTCGTCGCACAGCGCATACGCCAGGGCCCAGTCGGAGTTCTGGTAGAAGTCCGACTGCCCGGAAGTCTTCAGGGAGTCGTAGAGCTTCTTCGCGATCGGATGCCACTCGGCATCAGCGCGAGGAACGGTGACCTTGCGCATCTGACCGCGCTTGGTCTCCTGCTCCTCGGTGCCCTTACGCGACCGGGGGCGCGCGAGGTCTGATTCACGATTCGGTACGGGGCCGCGAGCGCCCACCGGTCACCTCCTTTCATCGGAGGACGCTGAGCGCGTCCTTCAGTGAATCTCCGAGGAGGGCCCCAGTGAAGCGGCTGATCTCCTCGCCATACCGTTCGATCACGACGGTCGGTGTACTCGACACGTCGTAGGAGCCGGCCTTGTCCAGGCCGGAGGGAATGCTGATGTCGACCACCTCCGCCTCGACCCCGAGCTCCGCCAGCTCCTGCTTCAGCAGGGGACCGAAAGAGCGGCAGGGCCGGCAGTGCGGAGAGGTGAAGTAGAGGACGCTCACACCAGGCCGCCGGTCATGAAGTGCACGACGAGCCAGGCGAGGAACGCCAGGAGGGTGAAGCGGCGAAGCCGGAGCAGACCGGAAGGCTGGCCCTTCGGGTACTCGACATCGCGCCGCGTACCGAAGAGCCGCCAGACCTGCTCGGAGAGCGTGTCTCCGGGCTGCTTTCGCTTGAGGGCGATGCCCTCGATCACGACGAAGGCGCCAGCCCATGCGGCCCACGCGATCTCGAATCCGGTCACCGATCACCTCCAAGTTCATCGGGCGTTACGACGCGCGGCCCGGTATGCGCGGCTGGGCGAGTTGGTTGTGTCAGTGGTGCCAGCATCACTGCCAGTGGGCCAGGCAGGACTCGAACCTGCGACCTGCGGGATTTCACTCCGCCGCTCTTCCAACTGAGCTACCGGCCCTCTCGGGCCCCTGGTGGTTGGCCAGGGGCCGGCGCCTCGCCCGAGGAGAGGAGGACTCGGGGGCGCTCACGCTCGACAGGCGGGGAGTCCTGGAGCGCGGTCTTACAGGAGGCCGGGGTGCCGCTCGGTGCGTCGGAACTTCTTCTCGATCGCACGCCGCTTGGCGCGTTGCGCCGCAGCACCCTCAGCTCCACTCTTCTTCCGGTGATGCCACGTGCACAGGGAACGCAGGTTCCCCATGCCGTGATCGTCGCCCGGCTTGATGTGGTCCACGTCGGTCGCAACCTCGTCGCAGCGTGCACCCGCTTGGTCCAGCGCGGTGCACCGCCCTGCGTCTCGGCGCAGAACCCGTAGCCGGATCGTGGGCCAGTCGGCCGGCAGGCGCGAGCGCCTGTCCGACCCTTCCCAGTTCGGCAACGTGATCACCCCCGACACGGAACGTTGAGCCCTCGGTGACGTCCTACCTGAAGAGGTAGCTGCTCGAAGCTGTCAACCCGAGGG